AAATAAAAAGGAGACAGGAATCAAAACCTTGTCAACCTCAAAATTAGCGAAGATTGTTTCAATTAACTCATTCATCAAGCAGACCTCCACTTGCTTTTATTTGTGCTTGCATCATCGCATCTTCGATCTCTTTCTTCTTGAATGACTTTCTTAAAAATGGTCTTTTTGCAAAACCGCTTTTGCCATATTCAAATACATTTGCCACCAACGGTGCCGGAACTGTTTTTCCATCCTCGTTTTCAAAATAACCATAGAAAGCAACTTTTGTATTGATGCCATCATCTGATGGTGTCTTATATACATTTGTTACTTTCAGACATTTCATCATGTTGGATTCCCTGATGCTCTTTGGTACATTAGCAATGATGTTTTTCTCAACCACCGCTGCACCAGCTTTTGTCATTTCACCGAAAATCTTGTCAGAATCCTTGCTGATCTTCTCTATGTCTTTGATGATGTCATTTGGCAATTCAATCTTGAAACCCATTAGTGAGTCACTTCCTTTGCCTGAATCTCCAATTCCACATTTGCTTCGTCAACATTGTTGAGATATTCAATGGTGTATGTCTTGTTATTGAAGTCAATTTGCATATCTCTGTTGATTGCGGTCTTGGGATAACGGATGGTGAAGTTGGTGTAAGCCTTTTCAAAATCAGAGCCGTTTCTGATTATGGTCATTCCCCTAGTGGTCTTTACATTTGCCCACGTTGTCAATGCAAGCGTTCTTGTTTCGGTCTTATAACCTTGTGAGTCCTTACCATAGGTGATGGAATATATGTTGATTTTATGATTATATTTACCAGCGTTTATCATAAAAGATTCACCGAATGCAAATCCAAAATGGATTGCACAACCTTATTAACATTGCCGGTGTCAACGTACATTGTGCGGTTGTCATACATATCTTGGCAGAGAACGAAAATGGCAATGATGATATCTTTGTAAGAATCCAAGTCCTGAATCGTTCTGCCTGTGTACTCACCGACATATACTTTAGCCACCGTCAACATCATATTGAGAGTATTGATGATGTTTCCATCTGTTTCAGTTATGCGGCAATAATCAGCCACATCCTGATATGTGATGTCACTTACTTTTGTGATGTTATTCATGTGTGATCACCCCCGATCACGCCTGATATGTTCCTGTCACTCCAAGAATAGTCACATCTTTCTTGATATTTTCTGCAATCAGATTAGCATCAACCACCTGTGCTGCTGCATACTCTGTCACATCAACCTCTGCTGTGCCTGTGATGGTCAGCTTGCCGGTCGAGGGATTAGGAACATTGACAGTTGCTTTAGCATACTGTGCAACATCTATGTTCTCACCGTTCTCGGTGATGGTCTTTGTTCCTGTCGGTGTTATCAGCGTGTATGCCTCTGCAAGTCCATCAGATATAAGAGATGCCGCAAGCGTATCATCAATGTTTGCCACCTGACCATATGCAAGTGATATCAGCTCACCTGTTGATGAGTTTCTGTAAGTCAGAGCCTCTTTTGCAATTACCTTTGTCATTTTGTTTTCCCCTTTCTCTCTTTCTTCTCTGCTTTCGGCTGGTCATCAGCTTTTACTTCAATGATGTGTCCAGCCTTTAACAGATCATTGACAATGGGAGAGTCAGAGAACTCTCTTTTCTCTCCCATTCTCATTGATATCTCGCCGGAGAAAGAGACCGTTGCCATGTAGAGCATAGTCTCACCTCATTTCTTTATTAGCCAGCTGCCATAACGAGTTTAGCAAGTTTCTGCTGATCAGAAAGAACTGCATCAAAGTCAACTGTTCCAACTACACCAACACAGAACTCTGCTGCAAATGCCTCACGAAGCACCTGAACATCTATCTCTTCAGAGAACTTAAGAGCAACACCCTTGAAATCTCCGTAGAAGATTACGTTCTTTCCAGCTGCGATCTCTTCCACGTTTTCAGAAACATAAACAGGCTTGCCCATCAGAGTAGTTCCAAAAGGTGAAGAGATATCATCATTCAGGAGATAATGACCAGCATTGTCCTGAAGCAGACGGAGAGCCGTTCTTGTTGAGGGATGCATTACCCATATAGCATTCTGCTGATAAACATCCTTAACCTTGTCACGCAGCTTAACAAGCTCATCTGTGGTGATAACGCTGGTAGATGCAGCTGTTACCTTGTTGGTCAGAGTAGACAGACCTTTTACCTTATAGGTTGAATCAGAAGGATCAATGATCTCCTTCTCGATGAAACGTGCCAGCTTTTCAGCCATGTCATCAACGATGAAACCGATAACATCAAACTGTGTGTTTACGATCAGATCCTTGCCTATCTTTGCTAATGCTCCAGCAAGATAGCCATTCAGAGAAACGCTGGTGAAGTCACCGCTGTTTGCATAGGGAGCTGTTCCCTCGGTTACGAATCCAACAGTTATATGCTGACTTGACTCATCATAATAAGGGATGGTCAGCTTGCCCTTTACATTGTAACGGTCTGCTCTTGCAGCAATCGGGCTGATCTCAAATATCTTCTTGATGATCCTGTTTGCGATGGATGCCGGAATGATAGCACCGTTGTTTGTCTTAACCATGTCATAGTCAGCATCACGCTGGTTGAGAGTGCCTCTGACATAAGCCTCAAAAGCCTTCTCTTCATTCATTGCTCTGTTTTCAAGTTCTCTTTCTTCGTTCATTTCTTCCTCCTCCGTAGGTTCGCTGTCAGGCTTCTCTGCCCCAGCAAGTGTTGAAAGTGTTTTTGTTACCGCTTCGATCTGTTCATTGATAGCCGCAAGCTGATCATTCAAATCATTGAGTGTTGCAACTTCTTCAGGAGTAAGTTCACGTTCTTCGTTCTCTACGTTTCCGACAACTTCCTCCATCCTTGTCAACAGATCATTTCTCTTTTCTTCGAGAATCTTTGACATGTTTCTACCTCCCTTGATTTCTCATGTCGCTGATAAGTTTTTTCCACTTATCAAGTTCTTCATGGTTTATTTGCATTTCAGCTTTTGGCTGTTCTTGCACATCTTCTTTAGGCTCTTCACGAGTCTCTGCCGCTTCTGTGGTTTCTTCTTTGATTTCCTCTTTCGGCTCTTCTGCTGCCATGACTTCTTCCTCATCACATCTGATGTGGATTTCATCTGAATGGATTGCACCTATCATCAGCGGTCTTTCTTCCTCTGCTCTGCAAGTTATGAGTGTTCCCTCATATGCCGGTGTCTTTGTTCTGTCGAGAATTGAAACTTCTTCCAAATCGAGATCATGGATGTTCCTTAAAGGAAGTCCATCTTCATCCCTTTTCATCTCAACCTCTCGGTCATAGAAACCAAATGACCACCCGATCAGATCACCGTTCCTTGCAAGCCTTATGACTTCAGGATCAGTAATGGTTGTCCTTGCATGAAGTCCAACATTATCTTCTTCAAGTTCAAGGTTTCCATCCCTCTGACCGCCTAGATCCTTTTTAGGATCATGGTTGAGCCATATCCTGACATCATCATTTCTTTTGAGTGCTTTTCTGAATGCTCCTTTGCAGACACGTTCAATGAAGTCACCCATTCTTGACCAAAGAGTTTTACTCTTTCGCTCAACAACGTTGACATAGCCCTCTATCTCAACGCTGTCACTCCTGATTCTGATCTGCATCTTCTTCCTCCTCTGCTTCTTTAACATCACCAATGGTGTTGGTGTTCGGTGTATAATAAACGTGCTGGTTGATGTCATATAAAACAGCACTTAAACCGACATTGATAACATCAAGTCCTTCGATGTATTCCATGTTTTCTGCTCGTCTGATTTCATTTAGAGTCATGAAGCCTGTATCTTTTGCTAACTTGTATGCTTCATATCTTTCCTTGAGAGATGCTCTGATGATTTCTTTTACATCAAACTCAAAGAAATAATTTTTCTGTTCTTTAACAAGCAGCAGATCACGGTTTAAAGCGGTCTCAAATGCTTTTACAATGGGATAAATGGCTTCTTTGAAAGTCCTGTCAGCATCGTTTGGATAAATATGGAATATTGCATTTATCTCATCACCCAGCGTTTTCTTTGACTCATTTAGCTGTGTTTCAACAGCATTGTTTGATGCCTCCTGAAATTCCAAGCCATTATTCAGAACGACAACATTCTCACCCTTGTTTGCATAAAGATTTCTCCATGCTCTCTTAAGTGTGTCTATCTCATCCTGTCCTAGCTTGTGATTTGCCTTCAGAAAGCCTTTTTTGTTGCCACCTGTGGAAACCATGCCCAGCTGATATAAAAGCGTTTGGTAAGCCGTTTCAAGTGCTTTAGAGAGCTGAACAGTTATGCCCACACCGCTTGCACCGTCTTTGGTATTCCTTAACAGCTTGATGAACTCATATGGCTGATATGTCTTTGCACCCACCTCGATCTGATAGTTTTTGAAAATCGGATCATCATATTTGAATATGGTCACATCTCTGTCTGCAACATAAAAAAGCCCTGTCACATCATTTCTATTCTTTCTGATGTAGCAGAAGCCGCCCTTGCCTAACAGATAATCCTCGACCATAGCACGTTTGAGCTGACCGCCATTTAAAGCATCCCCAGTATCAATGTTGAGCATCTTCACACGGTCATCAACTATCTCTTCAACCTTGCCTTCTTTTCTCTTGTAAAGTTTGACCGGCATTGATGCAATGCAGCTTGAGATGTAATCAACAGCACCATTGACTTCAGGTAATGTCATTGCCTTTTCTCTTGTTATTGCTTCTCCGTTCAACAGAGCATGAAGAAGAACATCATCGACCTTCATTTCATGGTCGCCCTGTTCTCTTACTTTTGGCTCTTCACGTTTTAGAAAATCAAAAAATCCCATGACTTACTCCTAAAATGTCTGAATAACAAAATCCATTTGGTTGAGAAAACAATCTTGCTCCACCAAATACATTGCGTTTAACATACTTACCACCATGTCAACCTTGCCATTTGACTTCTTTTTATTCACATACATATTTTTGTTGGTGTCATAAACGCATCTTGCATTTTGGAAGTTTATTTCAAGCAATCTGTTTTCTGTATATTTGAAGTGCTTTGCCAAGATAGACTCTTTAAGTCTTTTTGTTGGTGGATGCAACACGCTGGAATGCTGTTTGATCTCCACCATGTTATATCCGGCACGTTCTAATTTTTGTGCGGTTGATAGAGCATTCCATCTGTCATAGCCAATAGCTTGAATTTGAACTCCATATTGTTCCTCAATGGACATGATGAAGTCCTCAACAACCGCATAATCAATCACCCTGTCGCCGCAAGCAATCACATGATCTGTTTTGACAAGATTCTTGTAATCCACTTTTTCAGAGGCTTGTTTTTCTTCAATCCTCCCTTCAGGGATAAACGCAAAACTTTCTGCAAGAATGTTGTTATCATCATCCACGCTGACCATTGCAACAGATGTGTTATCATTTGACTCTGACAAGTCCAAGCCTAGATAAACAACTCTGCCTCTCCAATCTATGTCAGCAACTTTGCATTCTTGGACATCCTTAACATCAATAAATGTCTCTGTGCCTACTCCCTGATATATGATGTTGCAATGCTTGGTCACAAAATTTTCTCTTGCCGATTCAACCGCTATGGCATAGGCTCTTTTCTTAACCAAGTCATCCCATATTTCAGGCATTTCCAAAGCAACAGGATTGCTCTGCTGCATTATTAAGTCATCCGTTTCCCAGCCTTTTGTCTTGTCAGGCTCATACAGAAGTGAAAACCTTGTTTCATCCTCCTGAACTCCGTCAAGCACTTTCTTTGAATAACTCACTTCATCCATGAACGGATTATCCATAGTTGGATAACGTGTAGAGATGATGAAGCCTAGTTTATTCAGGATGTTTAACTGTCCTGATCTCATTGCTTCAATTGGATAGGAATTATTCAAAGCACCTGTCTCATCACAGATGAATGCATTTGCCAATCTACCATCCATCCTTGATGTTGAATAACTCAAAGGAATGTATTGCGTTTGTGTCGGCTTGAACATGATGTAATCACGCAAGATTTTGAAACGCTTGTTTCCTTTGTTCTCATACACCAACAGAGATGATCTGATGGTTTCTGAAATAGCCTCTCTGATCTCCCTTGACAATGCTCCATCAGGAGCAACAGAGTAAAATTTAGAGAATTTAGGCTCTGTCAAAAACAGGATGATAAAAATGGTCGCAATGGTATATGTCTTGAAGTTTTTTCTGCAAATCTCCAAGATGCCTGTTTCATATCTCCGCTTGTTTTCGTTGTCTCGATATACGGTGCAGAGGATTGCTATGTAAAACAACCATTGATATCCAACGGTGCAATCATAAAGCGGTTGACCAGCTTTCAATCCCTTTGGCATCCGCAATAGTTTGAGAATATTCTCGACCTGTTTAACTTTCTTTTGGCTGATGATGTATTTCTTATCTTTTCCCTCACAGATCCTCATGAAGTCTCTCATTTGGAGCTTCACATATTTGGGAGTTGTCTTTTTCTTGACGGATTCTTTGCAATAAAAATATGCCTTATTGCTTATCATCATCATCGTTTACCATGTCCATGAGGGGATCTGATTCCTCACGGTTTGATTCTTCATCAAATGTCCTGATGATTCTCAACAGCGTTGACACCGTTTTGTTTGCGGAGTCGGTTGTTCGGTTAAAATCCACAACAGCCGGATTAGAGTAAAGGTTTTTCTCGTCTTTCACATAGCTCTTGGTGACGACAACTCCCTTTTCTTCAATCGTTTTCTCCAATTCATCCAAAATGTGCAGCTGCACTTGGTAACGATGAAAAGTGGTTGTGAAAAAATAGTTATCATCACAACCAGCCTCTTCAGCCTTCCTCAAAATCTCGTTTTCCTGTGCTTTCAGGCTCTTCTTTGTCATTTTTGCACCTCATTTCTTTTCATTTCATTGTGTGCTGTTATGCCTCTCTCAATTTTCAAAGAAAAAAACGGCAAATTTTGCCGTTTTCTTGGGTTTTTAACCCTTTTTGAACACTTTATGTTAAAAAAAACGGAAAATTATCCGTTTTTGAAAATGAAAG